TTTCTGTTTCTGCTATGGATTGCCATAGTACATTGCTTGCCTTAGCTGTAAACGGTAAATTTGGATATTTTGAAACTAGTTGAAGTACTGCTTCGGATATGGTGTTCATATCTGTCAGAGATAGTGGTGTAGGGTCAGCCATCTAATTTCCCCCAATCTCAAAGTGTGGTATTAAGTCATAAATATCCACGTTTGTTATTTTGTAGCAGTTGTCATAATGTGCTTTCATATAACTGAAAAAATCATCTTCTGTTACTGTTACTGCGCTTGTATCGCCTTCAACAAAAAAATCTGTACCGCCTGTCAGAGTAAAGTTATTTGCCTTATCTAAACTGCTTAACGCTTGCCATGCTAAAGGCTGTATATAAGGCTTAGGAAGGTTTAAACGCTTAATGTGCAATGTTGCACTGTCTGCATCTGATAACCCGCTTGTTGCTACGTTCGCGCCCTTTGTGACTTGAAATCTAACATCTGTAAATACTGTAGGTAACCACGTTTCACCGCCCATAACATCATCTTCTGTGTATTTGTTGTACACGGTCACGGTTTTGTTATAAAAGACATCCATTACAGCACCCCCGGATATAAAAGTTCTGTTTTTACCAAATACTTAGTGATTGAGTTACGCATAAGGCTGTATTGCGCTTTTTGGTCTGCAAGTACTGTAGATATTACCGTGCTGTTGTTAACAAACGTGATAGACTCGTTACCGCTTGACTTAGATTTCACGTTTGAATCATCTGTAGAATTTGCTTTTTGCGTTGCATCATCAATCTGAAATAGTAAGTCCATAATGGTACAAGTTGCTTTCTGTATTTCAACACTAAACTCTGTCAGCACTTCATCCGTGATACGGTTAAATGTTAGATAATTGAGTTCATCCGTTGCACGCGATAGCCACATAGAAAAGTCGGCACTTGGAATGGTGCTACCGTAATATGTAGTTGTGTAAAACTCATACGTTGTGTAAGCCATTCAAGTACCGCCTTTCTTAGTTAACCCCTGGTGATGATTCTTGCGATTGCGATATCTTTCACTGGGTAGTATTTCTTTGTTGTTAAGCTGTTATCATTTGCAAGTTCCCAGTTTGCACCAGTTTCAAGCTGTGTATTTGTAGGCGAAATGATAGATGGTGATTTCCAAGAGATTCCGAATGGTGCAAAAATCTTTCTTTGCCTCTGAACTAAGGTTGTCTCACCGCCATTTGTTAAAATGTTTCTATCCATTTCGGATGGAACACTAACAGGGCAATTTGTGTACTCTACGGCTCCATCGCCTAGCACATAAGTTGTGTACTTTGTGTAAGCTGCTGTGGTTAACTCATAGTATGTAGCAATGTTAGCAACGTCTGGGGTTGCAACTGCTGTGTAAACATACGCACCGGCTGAACCTGATCTCGTGTAGTATGTTTTATCTGCATCTAGTGCTATGTCGGCTGTAATTGTGTATACGGCTGCCACTACGGTAACTGGCATAGTGTCATCAATCAAAACCATACGGCCATTTAATGTGGCAAGTGTAAGCGTTCTTTCGATTCCCTGTGCGTCTGTATATTTCATGTATTCAAGTAACTTCAAATTTTCAAGGTTTGTAGCCACTACAGAGTGCATAATAGCAAGGGAAAACTTTGCTTTTCTATCGCCTAATGCCTGTTGCATTGCAATGTTTAATGTTGTTGCGTTAAATACACCGTCTGAATTTGCTGAAACATCTAATGTGTGACCATTAACAAACTCAAGGTTTGCGGTACCAGTCATGGAGTAAATACCGTTTAATGTTGCAAGCAAGCAGTCCTGATCAATGTCATCAAAGTATTCTGCGACTTCTGCTCCTGCCGGCATGTAGTCATCACCAGTAATATCTGCACTAAAGTCTTTCTCTGTCCATCCGTGGGCACGTCCAATAACAATACGCCCCATTGTGTAGTTTCCTCTAGAATCAGTTGTGATATCTGTGCTACCATCGTAGTTGTCAGCGCTTCCACCGATTCTTGCCTTGATGATAGTCGAAATAAAGTGACCGCCCTTTTGATCCGGTAACTGTCCTGCATAATCATTTTTTTCAGTAATTGCCCTAGAGCTGATTAACTGGTTCATTCTTAAATTCGGTGTAGTCCTAACGATCGTGTCAAATACTTCACCGTTAAAGTTTTTTGCATCAAATAACATAGTTTATTTCCTTTCTCTCTTTAAATAAGGTGTGATATCCACTTCTGGATTTTGGTTTTTGATTTTCATTAATTCCGCGATAGACATTTTTGACATATCACCGCCACTGATTGATCGTCCAACAATACTGGAGCGTTTCTTTTCAGCTTCAATTGTTGCTTCATCTACAAATGCCGATTTATCGTAACTTTCCGTAAAGTCATTGGCTCCGAATACTTTCCCTTCCCTTACTGGAAGTTCAGCTTTGATTAAGTCCTCTTTATACGCACGTTTTGCAAACTCACTGGCAAAATGCAATGTTTCCATATAGGAATCAATTGCCTTTTCTTTTTCCTGTGATTCGATACGCTTATTAAAGTCTTGCTCTGCCTGTTCAGCTTTCGATTTCCATGTGTCACGGTCTTTCGTAATAGAATCAAAGTCTTTGCCCTCAAAACCATCTAAAGTGCTTTTAGCGGTCTCATACTGCTCTTTGTACCCGTCACGTTCAGATTCCAACTTTTCAACCTTTTTTGTGTGTTCATTCACGGTCTTATAGTTTTCTGACACTTTCTTTGTGATTGCTGATTGCTGCTCTTCGGTTAATTCAATTCCAATTTCCTTACAAATTTCGATAATGTTTAGCATATTAATATCCTTTCTAATCATGGGTTTTAGTTCCGTGTCCGGAACAATAGGATTTATGAGTTAAACTACTCATGGAGTAAAGCACTGACCGGACGTTGCATCCGCTTTAACCTCATTATCTAAGATAATTTTCTGCTAAGGGCCAGTGTAAATGGAGTATGTGAAAGGAGAACGATAAAAGCATTAAAAAAGGAACCAACTCACAATAATGTGAATCAGTTCCCGTTGAACTCTTGTTATCTTCCCAAGCGGAAGAAACGACAATATTTATTTTTCAATATCTGGTTTAATGAACTCTACTTCTTTTGATTTTGGAACTTCAAGAACAATAAAACCGCCCTCTTTTTTCCTTTTTTTAATCTCAACGTGGCTACCACGCTCGAATATCTTTTCGTCTAGCATAATTTCAATCATGATAAACCACTCCTTTTCATTTATTATACACTATTATGTAAACCATTGCAATATTTATGTAAACTATTTTTACCAATTATAAAAAGAGCCACACATTGAAGTGCCGCCCTCTTTAAACAAATATTACATCCGCTTGTTTACATAATACTGTAATAGTAAAGTATTTAAAACGACACGATTATGCTATGTAATTGAATAAAAATAGACATTGTAGTTTAATACATCTAGCGCCAAGTGTAGGAATCGAACCCATGACATATGCACTTTTCAGCACAATTTCTACCACTGAATTTAATTGCAACAAGTCGGGATATACAGAATCGAACTGTAATTGTCTGTGTATAAGACAGATGCACTTACCATTGTACTATATCCCATAAATCACAAAACTTTTAATATCTTGTCTTTCATTTTTTTATTAATCCTACTGACATTACGCACAGACATGTCCATAACTTCCGCGCATTCCTCAAGAGACTTTTCCTCATTTCGTAGAGAGAAAAGTTTTAATTCGTCCTTGGAAAAATTCGCTTTAGATACTATGCTGTTAATCTCTGGAAGTGTAAAGTCAATAGGATTAATTTGTTTCATTTTTTGCTTTTATCCTTTTTCTTGCTGCTTGTCTTCATAAAATTTGGTGTGCTGTTTGACTTTTTAGCACGTTTCTTTGTTGTTGTTGTTGAAGCTGTGGAAGTTTTAATTACTTTCTGCTTTGCCATTTTCAATATCCCCGTCTTTTCCAATAATGTTATTAGTTCCGTTTCCGTCTGAATCTTGGCTGTACTCTTCTGTCGTGGTGTTAGTTGTGGTGGTTGTTTCTTCAATCGGCAAGGATATGTACCATAGGAATCCGGCTATTACTAAAACAAGAATGCCGGAAAGTATGATTTCCATTACGTGTGAACGCTTATTTTGTTCTTTTAACTCTTTTAGCATTTCTGTAGCCAGTGAAGATTGCTGTCTTGCAATTTGTTCTTCTAATTCATTCATGTTCTATCTCCCTAAGATACCTATTGAAATTAAACCAACTAATATACCTACTGCACCACTTATTAAACTTAAAATAACTGCATCCCACCGTTTAGCCGGCTTACCTTTCATTTCTGCAATATCGCTTTTCATTTCTGCCATTGTTGTTAGGATGGTTTGGTAACGCTCGCCTGTTACTGCATCATTTGTACGACATTGTTCTAATTGCTCGTAAAATTTTCTGTGCGTATCTGTATTTCTAGTGCTATCGTCTTCCAGTTTTTTTATTCTTTCTTCATTCATACAAGTTTCGCAAGCCATATAAAAATCCCCCAACAATTATTTAACTTTATTATGACATATATTTGACGTTATGTAAACTAAATATTGGAAATACCTTCCGCTTTTGCGACTTTTAATCGCCAATACAAAGGCTTTATACCTTTTGGTTTGTTTTCTTCGCAAAACTGCTTGTATCTAGCGTTCTGTCTCTTTAACAAATTGTTTACTTCACTTAATTTGCTCTTTAACTCTTCTCCTTTTAACCCGGACTCTTCAAGTGCGTATTTCCTGCGCTTAGTATTTCTTATAGTGCTTTCCATGCTTCTCTGCTTTCTATGAAGTTCTTCAATATCAGCATTTCTTGTAGGACTCAATTTTTCATTGGTATTTATGTTGATACCTGGATAAAACAATCCGAAACTGTGGCGACAATTGACACCACAAATTCCCTGTATCTTTCCATATCCGCAGGCATCAATAAAATCTTTGTATTCTTTATCA